CAAATCGCTTTGCACCGCTTCCGATGTTTGGTTTGTATGTTCCATTGATTAAAAAATCACGGGTTACTTCTTGTTGCACCAATTTGTGAATGTCAATCCATCCACGCCCACTTCCGTATTGGTCGGGTTTTCTGTTGATGGTCCAATTTGGTGTTGCGGGAATTGTTGCCGTGCCACTCCAAACATACACATCACATTGATAATAGAATTTGTCTGATGTATAAAGTGCATCGTAAAATTGATACATGATTGGGGAATTACATCCCACTATTGATTCGGGTTGTTGGTTGAAAATCATCGCTTAAATCTGTTTTTAATATCTTGTGCCATTGCTTTTGTCAACGCCTTGTTGAATGATGGTAGTATCTCTGTCCGTGCCATTGTCACAAACGGAAACGGCTCAATACCAAAATGTTTTATCTTTCTGTTCATCATGAACCGCATTGATTCCGCAGTTGCTTTGGATTTGAATCTACCAGTTGATAAATCACGGGGTTGGATGCGTTTCATCTTTGTCCAATTACGCATTGATTCAAGTGGTATGCCTTTACCTGGCTTCCTTCCGTTCTGCACATAGTCACCCGTTTTGTTCATGGTGATACCCAATGTCATTCCGTTTGGATTGGGTTGAATAGAGTTCACCAATTGCCCACTTGCCACATAGTTTCCACGGAATGTCTTTTTGGTAACTGAAATGGGTGTCCAACCTTCACCAACCTTTTTCCATTTGGCACGGATGGATGTGCGTGGTCTTTTTACCTCCAACATCATACGGGCGGAAACTGCCCATTTATTGGAATACTCCGCAACAACGGCTTCGCTATTCTTAAACGCAATCGCCATCAGTCACCCATGGGTTAATCAGTTCAATTCCAACTGTGATTTGATAACCACCCAATACCGTGTCCATTGTTTCCACAAATGGTTGAAAAGTAATTGGGCGAATGTATTGCACTTGGTTGTAATAATTCTGTTCAGTACGCCACAAACCTTTTGAAAAACGCACATACAAATCTTGAAGGATGTGTCCGTAGTTTTGATTCTCGGTGTACCCATATTCCGAATACTCGGTTATCAAGTTTTCTTGTTCGTTTTCTGTTTTCAGAAAGTTCACACGATCCGCCACCATCACATTCATTTGAATGGTTGCCACTTGGTCTGTCAATGCTACGGATTGAATCGAACAGTGCATCAATGGGAATACCAAAAACGCCTTGAAATCAAGTTCGGTCAATGTACCATGTGAATAGTTCCAACCTTCTTCGGTTGCAATATCCTTCATCAACTCAAATGCCGTGCCTATGTGATTATTGTTCATTTTTTTCTAATTGCTTTTTGTTCCATCTTCGCAATGTCACTTTCGTAAGCGGTCCACATGAGAGCGGTTTGAATGGGCTTTGTATACACATTGTCAAGGTTGAGGAAATTTCGGTTAGCAAGTCGGTAGACCATTCCAAACCATCCCCATTTTTTGGTAAGGCGTATTTCATCGCCACTTCCCCCCTCCTCACCATCCGCAAATACTTCTGGAAAGAATTCAATAAGTCGATTCCTAAACTCCAAAAAAAAAGCATCGCACCAAATGCAGTGTTTGCGTCTATCTCCTTAAATGCCGTGTTTAGGTCGGCATTGTACGCCATGATTTCATATCTTCCATTCTGTCCTTTTTTGGTAATTGGGCGATACAAAACCGACAACACTTTCCAAAGGTCGTTTGGTTCTTTGCAGTAATTTTCGATGTCAATAAATTCACCCGTTGTAAGTTCGTCAAAGTTTGGGATAAATCCGTATTCGATGCCCTTGTACTCGAACCTGGGTGTGAATGTTGGTTTAGATTCCAACATGGTTGTGATTTTTTCCACACAGTATTTCAGTGTGTCAAATGGCATATTCTTAACCTCCGACATGGTCAAGTCACAAAAGATTGCCACCGCTTCCAACTGCCTTGATACATCATCCATTTCGGGTTTTAACCCGTTGTATGTTATCATTTGATGCAACTTTACATCACGCAGTTCGGTAGGTACAATTATCTTTTTGTTTTCAATCATATACTAATAAAACGCCAAAAACTACGATTGTTTTGAGCCAAAAAAAGGGCATCGCTGCCCTTCTTCTGTATGGATGAAAACATGATTACAATGCTTTGATGTCAAGATTCAACGCTTTGGCCATATCGTTTGCCATTTTGCGCTTGTTCTTGATGATTTTAATTGCATTTGGGTCGCCCAAACTTTCGGCCATTGGGATGTATTTATCACACAATGCAACGATGGCTTTGTATTTGTTTTGGGCTTCAATGAAATTCTGTTTGGCTTCTTTCTTCAATTGGATTGCCTTATCCATGAACTTGTTGGGTTCGGTTTCAAGTGCTTTGATTTCATCCAACGCACCTAATTCAATTTTGTAACCTTGTAACTGCATATCAATAAAACGGATTTATCAATCAGTGTTGCAAAAACATTCAAACGATGGGTCCGAATCCCATAACCCAAGTTGTGATTGTGCTTTGTCTTTGAGTTGTTGATAACTGATTTCTTTTTTGAATGTGCTTCCACTTTCTGTTTCGTGTTTAATCCACCAATCAAACAATTCGGGCTTTTCTTTGGCAATAATTGCCAACTTGCCTTTGCCCTTCAAAAAACACCCATCGCAATTCCCGTATGGTTCATTCACCCCCAAATCAAATGGTTGTTGTTTCCACCATGCCAATACATCGGCTTTGGTTGTTTTCCATTTTACCAATGGTAATTCAACATCAAATTCGGAATCTTTTATTTTGTTCCACCTCCTTGGTTCATCGTACCTGATTCCATTGAATGATGTGTAATCAGTAATCCCAATGGATTTCAAATACCTCCGCAGTGTGTCAATCTTCATGAATGTTGTGCAGTATCTCAATCTTTGGTTGGGCAAAAATTGTTTTTTGTGTGCGATTACTTCGTCAAATGGTCTACCATTCCGCGATGCGGTTTCGTATGTCACCACCTCGAAATTGTTTCCAAATCTATATTCCAACCAAACGATGTTCAAGTTCCAACGCTTATCACACTCGTTGATGAAATCAAGTGTTTGTGGCATCTCCTTCCCAGTGTTTTGAAAAGTCACAAGGTATTCACCGCCTTCATCAATTAGGCGTTTGGTCATGTATGCGGATGTTCTTCCACCGCTAAAATTTATGATATTCATGGGAATCTTTCGTGAAGGATGGTATGTACCCTTGCATGGTATCTTTGGACTTCCTTATCGGTCTGTAAAATATCCCCAAATTCACGCACTGATGAAATGATGGTGGAGTGATCCCGCCCACAGATTAGCCCAATTTCTTCGTATGTCATCTCCAACCGCTTTCTGCAAATGTGGTTGAACATATGACGGGCATACAACGGCCTTCTTTTTCTTGACCTTGTTATCACCGTGTCGGGTGTAAGGTCGTAAACCTCACAGATTGCCCGTAATACTTCACGCCATGGGGTGGGTTCTAAATTGATGTCGGTTTTGGGTTGAACGATTTCACGCTTCAATGCACGAATCAAATTGTCATAGTCCGACTTTTGTTCAATCATCTGCAACCGCATCCGCCTGATTTCTTGTTTCAGGTTATGCACCTCTTGGTAATGTGTTGTCATTTGTAGTTTATTTTACATAAAAAGCAACGATAATTCCCCTTGGATTTGTTGAATGTCACCTTTGCAAGTCGGTTACATTTGGGGCATCTTGGATGGTCAATAATCACAATTGAATCATACACCGATTGCCAATAATCCTGACCTTGTGGGGTTGCGTCCCATTTGAACGCATCCAATAACATATCTTGGATGGTGTTGTACTTTTGTACCTTTTTGTCATCATCAACCAGTTTGATGAATTCCTCATACATTGGCAATGCCTTTGCCTTTGTTCTTAATTCGTTTGAATACCGATAATCTTTAATTTCCATTTGTCAAAATAATTGTAGTATGTTGTTATTCAATTCTATTTTCCATAAATTGATGTCGTTGGATGCTTTGAATCCAACATGGTTTACCTTTCCCTTAATCCATGTGTCGTAATGGGTAAATCCAAGTGACCTCCAAAAGTTGTTTGAATCCAAATCAACACGGCACCGCAAAGTGAAACCAATCCGATGAAACTTGATGCAGAATTGTTTGCACACATCAAGCAATGCAGTACCATAGTGCAACCGCCTTGCATCGTTCCTAACACAGATTTGTTGAATCTTAGCGTATCTGTATGCCGTCATTCCTGGGGTGATTAATACATAACCCACCGCATCATTATTCGCTTCGCAAATCAGTACGACAAAGTTCCGTTCACCACCGAACACATATTTATCCCAAATTGATTTTTGAATAAACCCAACGGCGTTTGAATTCTCCTTTTGAAGTTTGTCAATCAATGCCATGTCCTTGATGGTTGATGTGCGGACCGAAATGTCCTTTATTTTGTCGTGATACAAAACATTTATCAACCCCGTTGAGCAATCAAATTCGCCTAAATTCATTTGTTATTTGTCTTTGCAAATATACAAATCCACACGAAATAAACAATAATTATTTATCTAATATCATATTGGCCGTATGACGATTTGATACCCAACGCCATCATTTCATGATACCTCCAACTGTCAATTCCGTGGTCAATGCCCGTTGGTGTGTTCATTGTACGCCCTTGGGCATCTGTATCCCAACAATAATTGCGTAGTTCTTTAATTAGGTTTGTGGATGTGGATGTAACCAAATACGATTGTGATTGCATGATTTGAATTCCGTAGTTGATGGAATCCTTTCCCTTAGTCACGCCCTTAATTCTGATGCCGTATCTGCGTATCTCATCAATTGATTTTGGTTCTGCGCTATCCGCATACACTGGCACAAAGTTGGGCAATGCCTTTGCAATATCCGAATTAAGCATCCCCGTGCGATATGCGACCTCATCAACGATGCGTTGACCATTGTATTCATATACGGCTACTATTGCCGTAGGGTCGTTTGTATAACCAAAATCGACACCGCAACCAAGTAACCTTGCATCTTCGGGAATCTTGTCTATGGTTTGCCAATTTGAAAAGATAACCCCTTGTAGGTTTCCAATCTCGCCAAGCCCATATACTTTCCACCAATTACGCCAATAGTTGCTTGTTTCTGCCCTATCCCGTGCCTTTTCAATTTCAGCCACAATAGATTTATCCAACGCTTCGTTGTCTTTGTAGGTTAGTACAATCATTTCCGCATCAGGGTCGTTTACCAATTCGCTATCCACCCAAAACTCCGCCACTGGGTTGTAATCCAAATAAATGAATTTACGGGTACGGATTGCCATTTGGTAGTACGATTCCCAATCTATGTTGTTGCACTCGTTTACGAATAGAACATCACGCCTTGCACCCCTCAACTTTTGGGGTTGATCCGCAGAAAAGAATTCAATGTATGAATCATTTGAGAATGTGTAGGTGAGTGAAGATTTGTTCCACTTGTTTGGGTCATACATTCCCACCATGTCCATGATTTTAAGAAAGTCACGGATTGCACCCCTTCGCAAATGCGGGATGGTTTCCGATACCACACTAATTTCACACTTTGGGTTTTGCACCGCGTATGTAATAAGCATGGGAATAATACTGAATGTTTTTGAACTGGATGTTCCACCGCGCACGATTCTAACCCGCTTACGAAGTTGTGAAATCTTGGTTTGGGCGGTGGTTTTTTGAAGCATTATTTCACATCCAAATCAATACCATTGAAGATTGGCTTTTCAGTGGTGACATCAATTTGTTGGGTGGGCATACCAAATCCCGAATCCATCAATTGTTTGTATGCACCAACATCACCTTTCCTTGCCTTGTGTATCATTGCAAGTGTTATTAAATCTTCTTGGGATAGTTTTTCCAATTCACCCGTGATGGGGTTTTTGCTTTCTTGCATTACCTCCAACCATTTCCGTGCGATGGTGCTTCGGTTCTTGCTTCCCTTGGGTCTGCCATTGGGGTTGCGTACTTCACCAGGTTGTGCAGGAATTAAATAATCTTTGTTTTCCATGTGTTTACTAATTATTTGCTAATTATCTGACATCAATTTTTTCGTAGTAGGCCTCATTTCTATTTACGATTTTATACCACCGATTCCAATCTTTTGTTGAATCATCCATCCAATCATCTTCGTTTTCAAATTGTTCCCAATACTTCTGCCATTTGATTAATAGTGTATTATGTTTTTGCACATACGCTTTTGCCACTTCTTCATTTTCGGTGACGAATATATTGTGACGCATAAAATCGTCATAAGTTCCCGTTGTGTACTTGACTATCCACATAATCAATCGTTTGGCAAAATAGGAATCGGCATCCACATATAAGGTTCGTGAATTGGGTAATCATCACTGGCACGATACCATTGCCCGTCTAAAATATAGGCAACCTCTTTGGTGTCAATTAATACCCACACTTGGTCATGTGGTATGGTGTCGCGGGTTTCTCTCCATGCTTTCATAGTTCTAATAATTTCCAAACTGCTTGTTCGGGTGTTGATGCTATTTTTTGTAATGCTTTTTTTACTTGGTTGTATTCATCGGGGGTGTATTCCAATGTAATTTTTTGGGTATCAATCTTTGGTTCATCCTCCACTTCGTCAATAACTTTTGGCAATTCCAACCCCCAATCTTCCAAATCGTCCGCATCAAAATCGTTGGCAAGTGCATCCCAATCCCATTCCCCAAAATTTAGGTTGTCTTTGATGATGAATTCTTGTTGCTTTTCCTTACTCCAATCTACCTTTTGACATGGGATGGTTACAAATTCGAGTTCCTTCATTGCCATGTACCGCATTGTCCCACCCAATATCATATTGTCTTGGTTTATTATTAATGGGCGAACCATCGTCATGTCGGGGAATTCCCGAATTGACTTTACCAACTGTTCAAACTTGTGGTCCTTGATGAACCTTGGGTTGGCATCGTTGGGATGAATGTCGTTTATGTTGTACGCTTCAATCATTTGTTCATTTTTATTTGGTGTGTGATGATTAAAAAATCCATGTGTTGTTTCTTATCCCCGTAAAATTCGTGACAAGTTCTGCAAAGTGCCATGATATTTTCAATGTTGTCACGCAGTTTAGAACCACCCATTCCACGGGCTTTGATGTGGTGCAAATCCTGGGCAACTTTTCCACACACTTCGCAATAAATTGTATCACATTTATCATAACCAAAGTGTTTAAGGTAGTTCTTTTGATACGGTTTCATTCAGTTGCCTAATTTGTGTTAACCATTCGCCCCATCGTTCACGATCCGCAAACCTAACTTTGCACTTGTCACAAATATAAATCAAATTGGAATCTATGTGTGGCCCAGTGGGGTTGATTTTTTCTTCTGTGCTTACTTTGTAATGGTCACAAACCTCACATTCATTCTTGCACTTGATAAGTTTCATAAACTTGTGTCAATTCATTTATCATGGTTTGCCATGCCTTTGGGTTGCAAGTACACGGCTTGTAAATTCTCTTGCTTTGGAATATCCTTGACCACATTTTGGATAGGTGGTCCGCTTCCATCGGTGATAATGTGGTGGAATTTATGGTCTTGAAATGTGTAAACCAATCATATTCGCCTTCGGTCATGCACAATGGTTTGCGGTTTGGGAATATCTTGTTCAATTTGTGTTTACGGGCATCGCATCCGCAATCTTCCCCCGCTACAAACTTGGTCAAAAATTCAATCCCCGTGGCCTTCGTTACCTTCTGAATCGTATCCCCCAGTCCGATGGATGGTCGTGATTCGGTAAACTGTTTCCGTGTGTCTTTTTTCTTCTGCATATATCTTGTATTTGTTTTGTGTCCTTTGTTTGATAAATTGTTTTGCGTTCTTGATGGAGTTAAACACCGAATGTGTTGGAATGCCCGTGCGTTTTTCAATCTCCCTCATGCTATGCCCATACACAAAATGGAGTTCCAACAACATTTGGTCATAGTCACGGAGTTCATCAATTGCATTCTTCACCTCACCCATCAAGTCGGAATGTGCCATTTCAGCCATTTCGGGGCTTTCTACGGGTACAAAATGGTCTTGGTGTGGTATTGTGTTCTTTTGGCTTCGTTTGATGTCCATAAACGCATTGTGAAGCATCTTGAAAAGATAAATGGTGTTGATTGTTCCGTGGTGGTTTGTTAGCCGTGTGAAATTTCCTTCCGCCAATTGTA